ACCATGTAATCAAAGTACCGGGTCACGGTTTCATCCCAAGTCTCTCTGCGTTGTTCTTCATCAACCCAACGAGAGTAACGAGAGGTGTGAATATATTTTTGGTATGGTGTCGGTAGTACAGTCATATTACTTTCGTCCATTAATTATACTCCACTTAAATCTGGTTCTTTGTAATTAGAAGACTTCAGCACTTTGCCGTCCTCCCTGTAAATTGGTTTGCCGTCATCCCCAAGCTTTGACATGTTGGACTCATGCACCCTATCAAAGATGGCGTCCATGTCCCAGCCGTAATCAACGAACAGCCCAGTCAAAACATATAACAGGTCAGCCGCTTCTTTCTTCATGTTAAAAGGCATAGGCTCATCAGAGGAGTATGAAAATACTAAGGACAATGGAATAGCCTCCATTAATTCTTTGTACTCTTCTTCAATTAATTTTACACGCCTGTGTATGGATGGTGTTTGACCAAAGGCTTCTTGAAACTCTTTGACTGACTCATAGAACTTATTCACAGCCCAACGCCTTTTTCAAACTCTAGGTCACGGTCGTACTCTTCTCGCTTCTTTCGCAAGTAACTCAAGTACCATAGAGCCTTGTCTAAATCCTCCAAGGGCTTTCCCTTATGCTCATAGCGAGCTAGGTACTTGCTTACGTTGCCCCCAAGATACCCCAAGAACTTTGTCTGTGACATTGACTCTTCTATCAATTCAATTGTTTCGCGTCCCCCAACATTATAGTGGGGTGGGCTGTTCACACTGTCACCTGTCATCGTTTTCTCCGCGCAACCATTCGTCATCGATAACTCTGTTACTGAACTTGAACCCGTACTTGTTACACCAGTCCCCGTAGCTTGTCTTAGAACGTTTGTTAATCTTAGTGTTGACATTCATAAAGACAAATCGGACATCGATACTGGGGTGCTGCTTACGAAATGTCAAATGCTTTGTTCTGTCTTCAGAAGTAAAGAACCCTTTAGTTTCTATGTAGAAATTATATTCCGGTATATAAAAGTCCGGCGTGTAAGTTGTGGTGTTTGGTACAAACTCGTAGGAGTCAGGCTCGTAGTCAAAACTAAGGCCGCGCTTAATAAGGTCACTTGCAAACCCAACCTCAAAGTTACTTCTATACCTTGTGCCCATTGCGTTTCGTGTCGTGCGTTTACGTCTTGACACGGAAGGGCCTGTATCTGGAATGAAGAAGTTGAATACCCGCTAAAAGAAACTCTTTAGTTTTTGGGCACTCGGTATTCATTGGACTGTTAGATTCGCTTGATAAAAAGTTCTGCTCAATGAACACACAGGCACCATACTTTAACACTCCAATTATTTTGTCTAGATCAGTTTGTATTTTTTTACAGTTTGATTTGTAATTATCGTCATTCCAGTATGCCTCTATGGACATAGCAGGAACCCGCTTTATTGTTATTGGCAAGCAACGGTCATTGCTACGCTTCCAGCTTTCTCCTCCTTCACGCTTTTCATTTTCAGCGTACACAAAAAAGCACTCTTCGTTAAAACTAACATCAGAATTAAAAACTCTATTGACTACTAATACTGGCACTAGAGTTCTTCCGTTACGTACTTGGAGTACCAGACCATAGGCGGGTTAGCTCTACCAGAAGCAACCTTGTACTTCAGTTGGGCTTTGGGCCAGCAGTGTTCTTTGAAGTCACAGAACGAACAGGTGGTGCCTAGTACTCGGTTACCTGTCTTTTGTTTCCTGTACATTTCTGGTTCATCATCAAGCTTCTGCACTTTGATTGTGGGGTCTTGTAGTACTGTCATGTTGTAGGCAGCCTTAGCCAGCGCAGCCTTGCTCTCTTCGTCCTGTATGGACGGGGCATTGCATACAAGCACCTCACCGGAGGACTTGTTCATAACAATCCAACCCCCGAAAGGTTTGTCTACAGCAGCAGCGTACAAGTACCCTTGCAGGACGTACCCGAACGGATCACTATCTTTAACTTTATTGTAGTTTGAAAACTTATTCATGTAGGCGTATGGACTTGAAGTCTTAATGTCCCATACCTTGCCATCGATTATTACATCAAGGGTGCCATTTACTTTAATGCCAGCAACTGTAAGAGATACCTTTTCTTGGTACGCCTCAACGTTTATGCCAGCCTCTTTCATCTCAATGTACATCAATGTCTCAAGCAAGTCCCCGAACAGGAACCGATTGACAGAGTTGTAGTCCATCTTCTTCTTAACCGCAGTGCCGTCCCGCTCAAGCTGTTGTTGGCATAGTGGTTTGCCCAAGCCTGACATACGGGGTCGCCACTTTTGGGTGGCCTTCTCATTAGAGAATTGGCGAGCGAGTGAGAGTGACGCCCCCTCACCAAAAAAAGCGATAGTCTCAGGAGAGAGTTTCCTCTCCCCCGAAACCACACCTTGCAAATAAATCTGCAAATACTCTTTAATGAGGTTAGTCATTAGAGTCGAGAGCCTCTACAATTTCTGCGTCAGCAAATTCGCCACGGGCGTCCTTATATTCTGACTCAATGTAAGCATTGTGAGAGTTAACCGACTCAACGAACTTCTCAAGAATAGGCACATCAGCCGCAGGATCAAACTCAACGTAATCCTTAACGTCGATCTTTGACTTGTAGTAGATGTTGCCCCCGTACTTCTGTCGCAGGGTAGAAAGCTTTGCTCTAGTGTTAAACATCAGCTTACCCTGCTTCTCTAGGGTCTTGATCCAATCCGCAACAGGCATGAAGTTACTGCCTCGTGCGTACCAGACAACTGGTGTAGCTGCGATCTCATCAGTCTCAGCAGTGCCGTAAATAACTTGGGCACATTTGACGTTGGCTTGAAGAGTCCTCTCTGGGTCGTCAGGGTCTAGCAGTGCCAGTTCCTTTTTACCCAGCTTACCACAGCGAATGCCACCCGAGTTATCAAAGAACTCGTCGCCAAACGAAGCTGCTTGGATTGTCATGCTCCCATACGTCTGCTCTGCATTGTCCCAGACGGTGTACATATACCGCCGCAGGAAAGGTCGGAACGTCAGTTCCTTTGTGTGCTGCCAGTCCCCTGAACTATCCTTAAACTTCCACTGACCTCTAGGAAGGGTGTTGCCTTCTTCGTCCTCAGTGTTGTGTTCAATGGAAAGCTTGGGTAAAAAGTCAACACTCTTTGTTGAACCCGAACCGGGGTCCGACTGTCCCAGCATTGCCATGATAGCAGAGGTGTCTGCCTTATCAGCCGTTACAAGATCAGTCAACGATGGGGTTGCCACTACAGCTAGATTACTCATATATTAAGTCCTTTCATAGGTTCCAACTTCTGTAAGGTCGGACCAATTGCTTCCAATCTTTAACTCTATACCAACAGGTATATTGTAGTCAACCCCAAATCTCAAAGAACACTCGTCCTTGAGACTTAGCATCGCTTCTTTCATTAGCCTAATACTAATCTCCTCTTCATCGGGGTGAACGTCCATTACTATACTATCGTGTACTGTATTACAGATCAAGCTTTTTAATCCGTTCTTTTTTATTTTTTTACTAAGAACTACTAATGCAACCGGCAACAGATCGGCTGTAGCAAATCCTTGAACAGGATAATTTTTTATTTGTGTAGAGTTAGAGTATCCACCATTGGGATACTTCCTAACGTTAGGGAACATGTACTCACGGCTAGACGGTAGGGTTATCTTTTTCCTGACCAGTGCCTCGTTGCATAGCCTTTGCTGCCACGCTGCAACACCAGAGTACTTCTGAAGAAAGGCGGTGTAGTAACGGCGTTCTGCCTCGGTCCCTGTTGTGCCACCGTATAGGGGCTTAAATGTGTGGGCCTTTGCGTCTTGCCGGGATACACCGATCACTTCTGCTGTGTACGAATGTACATCAACATTGTTGTTAACGTCTTCGATTGCCTGTTCGTCTTGAGATAGGAAGGCAGCCACCCGAAACTCTAGCTGACTGTAGTCTCCCTCAAGTATCTTGCCGTTCTCGAACCGGCTTACAATTGCAGCACGAACAGGGAACGTACCGCTTCTTGGCATGTTCTGGAAGTTAGGGTTGCGTGAAGATAGGCGACCTGTTGCTGTTATGCACTGCATAAACTGCGGGTGGATGTACCCTTTCTTGTTCATGTTAATTTTAATGTTCTCAATAAAAGTATTAAGATACGTAGATAACGCATTGTATCTCATATACTTTTCAAGGAACTCTCTTTTCTGCCCGTCAACCTGTAACAGCTTGCTGCGTATAGTTGTCATGTCTGTTTTGAAACCGTGAACAGACAGGTCTTTCTCATTCTCTGGTCGCAAGCCAATACCGGCAATGTCGTTAGTCTCATGGTAGGTCGAGCCTCTACCAAAGCACACCTTGCACTTGCGGGGCATACCGTAGCTGCCATCCCTACGAACAAACTCTACCCGCCCACGTTCGCCACAGGTGGTGCATCCTCTACGTTGTGTTTTATTGAAGGAGCGTACCTTGGGTCGGTAGTTAATAATAAAATTACGGGTCGAGGTTGTTCTGACAAACTTTTTCTTCCGTTTGCCATCCTTGAGTACAGTGCCTAAGTCGAAGTGAGACTTCCAAACCCTCTTGTCCTTAACAGTCAGAGAGTAGAAAAGCTTCGAGCGATCTTCAGCAGAGGCAAGGTTTATTGGCGTGTCACCACACAAATCCTTTAGTGCGGCGTCTAGGTCTTCTTCTAGTTGTGCATGTTCTCTTTTAAAGTCTCCTTCAATTTGTTTTATTTTTTCCCCGTCAACCTTGATGCCGTTTGTTTCGATGTCACAGAGAACACGACAAACATCCATGTGAAGCTTGACTACAGGTTCCATCATTGGATTGACCATTCCTTCAAATCTATGTCAAGCAACTCTGCTTGCACCATTGCTAAGTCATACGTTGAATCAACGTCCTGCTTACCATACTCCTCTAGGATTGTCCATGACATTTCATCAGGACCAACCTCCCAGTTGTTAATCAGTCCTGTTTTCTTCTGCTGGACTGCGCGCCTCTTGCACGAAGCATCAAGGCTTATCTCTCTGTTCATGCCCCTAGCCAGTAGGTACTCGATGCCCATCGTATCCCACACCTTACCATCGTAGCTAAAGCCACAGTGCAGCAGCCACTGGAGGTCGTACTTAATGTTGTGCCCCACCAACAGTGTGGTGGAATACAGAACACTCTGCAACAAACTGAAGTTGTTTGGAGTGGGCGACTTTTCAGAGTGGTAGAAGCACAGGTAGTTTTCATCTCCTGTATTTGTTTTGTATCCCACCGACACCAACTGGTTCTTGCCAGAGTATGGTGTGCTGTCCTTTTTAGAAAAGGTGTTCTCAATATCAAGACAGGTAATCATACGTAGTACTTTCCTGTTGCGATGTCCAAGAAGGCATGGGCCGTCCCGTGCCAGCCATTAACTTTGTTCTTGCTTATTGTTAGGAAACGTGTGTTGTCCTCAACACCCAAGCCCTTGCCGATGCCAAGGATAACGTCAGCCTCACCAGCCTTGCCGGTACGACTGTTGTCCATCATGGAGAAGTCAATGATCTCCCGCTGGTGCGCCTCGTAGTTAGCCTGAGACACAGCCCAAACAAGGCAGTCATTGCGCTTGGCTAGTTCACGCCCCGACACGTACAGTTCCTTCAGTCGCTCGTCACCGCGCCCAAAGTCACCACCAATCTTGACCTTATCTAGCTGGTCAATAAGTATAACGTCTGGTTTGTTGAGTGCAGTAAAACTACCGAGTTCTGTTATATCTGTACCAACGGAATCAATGACAACAAGGTTACTGCCAATAACAGAATCATATGTTTCTTTGTAATCATGTTTGTTCTCCGCAAGTGTGTACTTATCTACCCCAAAGAAAGCTGTGGTTATTCTAAGCTTTACTTTCTTAGCCAACTCTTCGTTGGCCCAGTAGTGTACCTTCTTACCTTGTGCGAGGTACTGAGCCACAAGATGTGAGCAGAAGCTTGTCTTGCCTACCTCTGGTCTGGCAAAGATGATACCAAAGTCTCCCCGGTTCATACCGGACAGGTGTTCCTCCAACGTAGGAACCCCGAACAGAAACTCAGGGGGCTTACTGGTGGACTCCATCAACTCTTCAAATGTGTCCTTGACAATGGTAAAGGTTTCGTGTCCTTCCATTGAGTTGTTAGTCACACGGTCCATGAGCTTGGCAATGTCAGCAAAGGCATTGGGGTCGTCACCAACCCAGAACTGTACCGCCTTCTCTCCGATAAGCTTTGCCATGCTGCGTTCCCAGAACGTCTTTGCATAGTCGTAAGCCAAGCCATCATCCATGTCGGGCACATTACATAGGCTGCCAATCAGTTGCTTTGCATCCTCGTCTTTGCTGTCAGGCATGGCAGGGAACATCATCTTGTGTACCGCCAGTACAGCCTGATTATCTAACACCTCAATGTTCTCGTACCGCAAGTGAGCCTCAGTGATAGCCTGTGCTATCGATCTCCACTCCTTTGGGAACATCTGTGGTGTTATGAAGTTTTTAATCTTCTCCCAGTTTTTACTTTTAAGGGTAGAGGCAAGAAGATTTAACTCTAGGTTTTCCATTCTTTGTTTAGTTCCTTCTAACTAAGAAAATCTTCAAGGGCGTCGTCATCCATATTCTTGATGTCGATGTCTGGGAATAGCACAGACACACCCTGCACCTTGTGTTTTAGACTAGCACACATTGACATACTTTTCAATGCAGCGTCTTTGTCTAAACAAATCAATAGCTTATTAAAATTTTTGTCGAGTAAATACCTTTCGAGAGTTGGTGACAGGGTAGTACCGGACAGCGCAATGCCAACGAAGCCATCCAGAGTGGAGACAACGCATGCAGATGGTATGTCCTCGACTATCACAGCAGTCGAGCCAGAGCCTACAATGTATTCAGATGGTTGGTCTGTGTATTTGTACCACTTGGGTAAGCCGCGCTTATGCAGGGTTCTGCCAACAGCGTTGACTATCTTACCCGGCACTTGGCAATCCTCTACAAGAAACACAACACGGTTTAACTTTAAGTCGTACTTAACCTTGATGTGCTTTTCTTTGTGCATGGAGTAACACTGCACACGCTGCAAGTACTTGATAGCTTCCTTGCTGTACTCAGGTTCAATGAAACTATCTGTTGGTAGAAACTCCTTTGTTTCTTTAGCTGTTGGCTTCCTGTCTTGTACTGTAAACAAGGAACCCAGTTGCGTTGTTCTGTTAAGCCCAACAAAGGAAGCGCCCTTATTGTCACAGTCAGCCTTAAAACAATTGTAGACTACTTGGAATGTTGCCGGTAGATATGTAGCAGAAAAACTATTGTTACCACCACAAACAGGACAGTCAGTCCTTAGTCTGCCAAGCCCGACTGTTTCCTCTATGCAGTCTTCGTTAGTCAGTAG